CCCGGCTACACAAGCCAACTGCTGTGCTCCTTCAGTCATATCAGTAGCCTCGTCAATGTTCCAGTCGATCTCCTTCGGGAACCCCTTGGCGAGCTGCTGGTACGTCTCAAGATCAATGGGTTCATAGGGAGCCTGTTGATACGTATGTTCAGAATAAGGGAGGAAGCTGATGCCGCTCACCTTGTCGAACTTGTTGTATAACCATTGTCCCACCTCAAGGAACTCATCGTCCCTGTAGTAACACGTCATGGACGGCTTGTGTTCACACCAGTAGTCCTGATACATCTCCCATAGCTCAAGCTGTTCCATAGCACCCATGTCAGTAGCCACCACAGCGTTCTTAGGGGACTTGATCGGGAACGAGAAGACCTTTGTAGTCGGTGAAGTCACATCGGCCTCCACGGGCACACCAGCGGCTTCTAGGACGCTACACAAGGGGTCTCTTGCGTCAGCCCTTACTCGTCTAATGTATTGCTCCGCGTATCTAGGATGTATGCCTGATGCGCTATCAACCAACTGAGAAACAGTACCGGAAGGCTTAACAGCAGTAATGGCAGTGCTAACATTGATGCCAAGATTCTCAGCCCATTTGCGGTTAGTCTTAATAGCTTCTTTTTTAAGTTCCTCCAGCCAGTACTGTAGTTCTTCACGTTTCTTTCTCCCGGACATTACTGGATGATCCATGATACCAGTCAGGGACACGCCTAGTAATGCCTCTTCTTGTGTGTTGTCCTTCCAGATCTTTCTCAGGTATCTGAAGTCAGTCAGGGTTGCTTGTAGAGTTCCAAGGATAGTTGCAGCTCGTACTTTCCTACGGAGGCTGTCGAGACTATCGGTTGACCTGATAACAACTTCTGACAAGTTGCAGAACTGATATGGTCTGAGGATGATTTCTGAACACGGATTAGTTCCAAAATCATAGGTAGCATCTCGTCTACCGTTTTTCTCAGCTTGTCGTTGACTCGCGACGCGGCTAAAAACACCTCGTTCACCTGAGTGTGATTCATATAAACTCTTCCATTCATTTAGGAACGCTTCAAAGTCCGGTTTTTCCGTGTAACACGCGGAGTTGTTTGCGAGTCCTCTTTGGGGGTTGTCGAGCCACCACTGTCCCGACTTGCAGCGCCGTATCCTGTCGTCAGTGAGATTACTGAGACTGATGAGAGCACTTCTTCTGACCCCACCGACAACGACGATCTGTGCAATCTTACAGCAGAGATCATGGCATTCGATAGAACTGAGTTTTCTCCCAGCAGCTCCAGAGAAGACTTCAACGGTGAAGTGAAACAAGTCTTCAAGAGGCTCTGGACCAGATGCTCTACCACCGAAAGTCCGTAGCGGGGCACCTGCAGGTCTAACTCCAGACACGTCCCACTTTGGAATTTGACCTGTATACAGCATTGCGATAAGTTCTCTATATGCTTTAGCCCATCCAATTTTGCTGTCAGCGACGTGTATAACGGTATCGGTTTCATGGAACTCCTCTGCGACCTCTGGTAGTTTTGTGATGTACTGACGCTCCACACTGAAGCCAACACCTGTGCCACACATGAGCACGTACATCATCTCGTCAAATGCTTTGGGATGGTCAATGGGTAAATACGAGCAGTTAAAACCAGCCACGTTGTCACGCTCCAGTGCTTCACCGGCAGTCATGAGTGCACGCATGCTGGGCATCACTTCCAAATTATAGATGTCCTCGTATAACTCATTGGCCTCTTTGTGTGACAAAAGTTTCTTGTCCATCCAGAAGTTCAGGTAGCGTTCCACTGTCTCACGCCATGTCTCCCTACGCTGCTCCTCCGGTAGGTACCTTGCGTACCTAGATTTATGTATGTACTGTTGATATGCGTCCATTAGATTTCGTAATCTCCTCTTGTAATTAATGATAGTTTTATCTGGTCCAGCAGGAAGTACAACTGCTGCGTGTCCATGTTCGTAGAGATAACTACGTAGTCCTCTGACTTCACGATACAGAAGGCGTCTTCATAGTTCTCTAAATCATCCGCTGCTGAAAGAGCAGCAAATACCGCAGGTACTGGTATTTTTTCATCTTTGGCTCCGAAGTGTCCTTCAATGACTTTCATTAGATGAACTCCTGTATCAGCCTCTCAAGATACCAGCGGCACTTCCGGAGGTCCTCAACAGGTTTGTTTTTGTAATGGTAGCGCCAAAGGTACTTCAGTGAATTGCCTTTGAGATACCCTTTGAACTCGTCTGGTGACATGGACGCCTTGATTGCGTCAATGGCCTCGATGTCACCTTTGTTGTAATGCTCCGGTTTTGACACAGCATCCCACTGTTCCGGGGTGGCTATATCAATACTCATCTTCGTTCTCCTCTTCACTTTCAAATTCCTCTTCAAACTGATCCAGTCTATTGATGAGCTTGTCTTCAAACCTGTCCAACAACTGTTCTGCTGAGATTTCCAGAGCTTCCAGAATATCATCAGGATCATAGAACATCAGAATCCGTTCTTTAATTTCCTCCATTGTCAGAGACATCTCTAATCAACTCCTCTAATGTATCTAGGCTGTACCACTTGATCCCTTCTTTGTCACACCATTGTGCCATTGTCATTTTTGCTCCTTTCCTGACCTTCTTGTTGGGGTGCATGAGGACAAACACAAGCCTCTGTCCTTTTGGTAGACTATCTCTGACGCTTGTGTACTTCTTCGTGTCTCCCTCTCTGAAGAAGCCTTTGCACTCGATAATCGTACCTGATGCACCATGTACAAAGTCAGGCCTATAATTACGATGGATAACATAAGGAATTGTAAACGGCTCATATTCAAACCCTTTCAGTACCTTTGCTACGTTCTTCTCAAACTCACTACGAAACTTCGATTTCGGGAACCTTCGGCTCATTAGCTACCTCTACTAAATAACGTGGACCTGAAGAATAAATGAAGCCTCGAAGCGCTGGCCAACATTGCTTTTTGTACGAGCAGTAAGAACATCCTACGGCGAGTTTCTGGTTGCCACTTTTGCCATCTGCGATAGGCTCGTAGCAAACGCCCGGAGGTACTTCCTGCTCCACTAGCTTTTTTACGTGGCTAATCCTGTCTCTGATGTTGTACGAAATCAGGTCATACACAGGAGCTTGTGTATCCTCTGAGTCATACATTAGGTACGTCAGGTGTCCGTTCTGCTTGTCCATAGCCAGCCAACCGAACTTGGTTTCCCCTTCAGCATGAGCATATCCTTTGATCTGAGCAACGTAACCAAAGGGATCATCATAAGCCAGAGAACCGTCCTTGAACTTCTTGAAGCCATAGGTAGACACTGACTTGACATCAGTTACTATCCCGTCGATCTTGCAGTCCATGTGTCCCTTGATGCCGTCAACTTCACACTGCTTCTGCTCATCAGTCACCTTATGTCCAGCCATGCGAGTCAGAAACAACAACAACTCCTCAATCAAATGTCCGTACATAAATTTGACGTATGTATGAGGGGCGATGTCCTCTGCGGTTGTTACACCGTTGTAGACATTCCACAAGTAGCGGTCCTCGCGTCCGATATTCGACATCCTGAGCTTACGCGAGTCAAACCGTTTGTCTCCGAACTCTTGCCGCATCAGTTGCTTCACGTTTTCACCAAACTGCTCAATGCAGGCGTCCACGTCAACACCTTCCGCTGGCTCCTTCGTTGACATCATGGAATAGATGTCCTCCACAAGTGTGTAGATGTTCTTCATGTGATCTCCTTAGTGGGTCTCTGCCCACGTTGTCCCGACTTTGTATTCTCCGTCGAGTGGACATCGGAGTTCATACTCCACACCCGCCGCCTTGAGGCACTCGACTGCAAGCCAGCCGTACTTCTCTGCCTGTTCTTCTGAGACTTCTGCTTGAACCTCGTCATGTATATTCCCTATGAACTTGTAGTCAATCTTCCACTGTTTTGCGTAGTCGTCCAGTAAGACCAGTGCTTTCTTCATCACGATTGCACCAGCCGCCTGGAGTAACGTATTCAGTGCCGCGTGCTCTGATCTAACTCTAAGAACTCGTCCATCCAGTCCAATGAGATAGCCTCTCGCAGCTGCTCTGCCAACGCGTTCTCGTAGACCTGCAAGAGAAGGTGTATTTCTGAGAAATCTCTGCTTAAGTCGTGCGCCATCTGCTGCGCTTCCTCCAACGATACTTCCGATTTTTGCTTCTCCAGCTCCGTAAAGGAAAGCATAGATGAAAGTTTTTGCTTGAGGTCTAGTTTCAAGACCCGCAGCCATTTGGTTTCTTGTGTGTATGTCGTCCGTGAGAAGGACATTGGTAAACTCCTCGTCGTCCATGTAGTGTGCCAGCATCCTCAACTCAAGACCACTGGCGTCAAACCCTACTAGCTTCTTGCCCTTTGGGACAGTCCAGCATGATCTACATTCGTGCCCATAGGGACTGTAGCTTGCTGGGACTTGTGCCATGTTGGGTGACTGGTGGGTCATGCGTCCAGTGACAGCACCGTTGCTGATGACACGTCCATGGACTCTACCGTCGTCCTCCACATGCTCAAGCCATGAGTTCACCTGTGCGTATCTCTTTTGTAGCATCAGGTACTCACTCACAGCTCTAGCTTC